CACAGTCACCGCAGAGGTCGAGGCAGTAGCCACAGAACGATCCACGGCTAAGACACAGCTTGCTGATATAGCTGCGTTGTCGTATGCACAGGTCGATAATTATGTTGATAACACGTTTGGCAATCTGTCAGCGGCACAGAAAACAGCGCTGAAGAAGCTCTATAAGACAGTGCTGGCAATGCTGAAACAGATGGATTTGAGTGAATAAACAACTAACAGGAGGAAAACAAAATGAAGAAATATTTAATCGCATCAATTATGTGTTTTGTGTTTGCATTCGGGACTTGTGTGTTTTGGGCTAATGCAGCGGATATGGTTATCAGTATCGTGATTCCTGATGCTTACGTACCAAAACTCGCCACTATGGTGACTTCCCGATACATGAATACAAATGATTGCGGCTCTGGCATATACGCTTGCTCTGACATCCAGTATGAGACTCAGGAGGCTTGCCAGGCCGCTGAAGAGACATGGACACAGGGATTATTGTCTGTTAAGAACTGCTTCATTAAGAAGATGATCAAAGAGCCCATCATAGACCAGTACCTTGGATGGGTAGAAACTGTAGCACGTAAGACGGCGGAGAACGACTATATTGCCGCTAAGGCTGCTGCTTCGACTGCGGCTGCCAATGATGCGTTTGATTTGACGGGGGAGTAAAATGAAAAGACTAATATTTATAATCATTGCTTTATTATGGGTTTCGTGCGGGATTGCTCATGCGGCTACCCAGCAGGATTTCACCTTAACCGTTCTCAAGGATAACAATCCTGTTCGTGAGTTTAACGGTCAAGTAGCTATCCCATTTAACACAGAGTACAAACTCAGACTTAAGAACAACCATCAAAGGCGATGTTCCGCAACAGTCTATATTGATGGAGCTAAGGTTTCTGAGATGGGGAATTTCATCATTAATGGAAATGACATACTTGATCTTGAACGATTTTTGAATGATTCTCTTACTGAAGGCAAGAGGTTTAAGTTTGTTCCTCTCAACCATCCTGACGTTGATGATCCAAGCAGGGCAGAAAATGGTATTATCAAGGTTGAATTTAAAGTTGAAAAGTTGCAACAAATAATGCCGAGAGAACGGTATTACAAACCGTTAGAGCTTGAATGGGAATCGACCACAGATATGTCCGAAGTAGATTTATATGTTGGATCATTTATAATAACCACTGGAACCAATTTAGCCACAATCAATTCAACAACGATTTTGTGTTCTAATACTTCAGCCGGTGCAACTATTCCAGGTAGTTTTTCAAACCAATCTTTTTACAAAATAGATTTTGATGGTGAAGATGAGATTATAACAATTCAACTTAAGATGGTTGGGATATGACTGACTTCCAATCAGTCCGAAAGACTACAAAATCTGGATGTTCGAGCTAATTTCTAAACTGACGGTAACTTTAACGCGCTAAAATTACGAGGCTGGTATGGCTTTTCCAACTGCATTTCTTTCAAAATCAAGACTTCAAACAAGCCCTTTAAATCGTAGGGCACTTAGGCGCAAAGCGATACGTGTTCCAGTTTCAATGCAACAGCAGATTGACAGACATGCATATTTGCCATCTCCCCATACTATTTATGTTGAGCAATCTGTTGTACCTTTGAATTCTTCAACAGTTGCAGATAGGGCACCGATAGTTGCAGATAGGGCACCGACAGATCCATTGATTCTTTGGATGGGAAAAGACTACAACGGCCTTTTTGCTAAAGGATCTTTGTATGGTTTTGATTGTCGGTGGTTTGATGAATTAGATATAAGCGTTATACATTATGCTAAATGTATCGTAGTCTGTTGTGCTGATACTGTTGAAAAACTTTTTAGTTTCATAAATTTTGCATGCGAATATGGTATTCCATCAATTTGGGTCAATCGAAGTTTGCCTCCTGACGTAAGTTACTGGGGTTTTAATCGTCATTTTCATGTAGATGATTCTGCATTCTTTTGGAGGGACTTATGTCAGCTAATCAAGTAGCAATAGGCTTTTCTAACTGCCTGGGAAATTTCATCCTTATGACTGCAGCATTAAAAATACTGCGGAAGAGAAGTAAGGATAAAATTTACTTGATAACGGATAAAGATATTTTACATAAATTTCCAGCGGTAAAAGGTATGGCAGAGAAATTATTTGATGGTATCTATACAACATATAAAAAGAATGCTTTTGATCGAATTTACGTAGGTGATTGGTCTTGTCCAGAATGTATGGTTGAGGCAAAGGATGCTCATCGAGGTCCAGTTTGGTGGATTAATCATTCATCATACGCTGGAATGCACGAAGTACAGGTTTATTTGAATATGATTGATGCTGTTAACTCTGATTTTTCTGGATTTCTTCCCGTGACAGCCAATAGGCCAATACTTAGTTCAAGTAGGCCAAAGATTGCATTGGCAAATTCATCTGTTCGGGTCGGGTCAAGAAAAGGAAGTAAAACTGGATGGAGTCGTTTTCCAGAGTTATCACGGGCATTAACTACTCTTGGATACGAAGTTATTCTTGTGGGTCAGGGCGAGGAACTCAGAGGTTGTGAGGGTGTAAACTTTGTAGATAAACTTGATATCTTCGAAACAAGTAAGGTGATTAGTCAATGCGACCTTATAGTTTCAGTAGATACGGGGTTGATGCATGTTGCCGACTCCCTCGGTGTGCCGATTATCCTTCTTGTGGGACCTACACCTGTGACAAAAGCGCATCCATTAGTTTCCTCATATCAAGTTGTACGAAAGTTTGTGTCATGTGCTCCGTGTTATCAATCTGTACTTTGGCATAATTGTAATAAGTCCTTGTGTATGGATGCTATTACTGTGGATGATGTTTTAAAAAGGATCTTTTTGCACTCATTTAAAATAGATACTATTTCGAGAACTCCTCTACCTCCATTCATAAACAAAGTTCTTTTAATTCCACATAAGGGGAAGAAGAATTTAAAAGTTGTAATGCCTTACTACAGTGGAAGTTCACGGATAGATAACGCGGTTACATCGTGGCCAAAAGATGTTCTTATTCTTGCTGTAACAGATGAAGGAACAAAGGTTCCTGATGGATATGATTCTTTTTTTACTCCTGATAACGCAAAGGTCCGAGGACTAAGCGACAAAACAAAGCCTATTACCAAAGATTTATATAACAGGTTATTGGAGATTTATCCCGACAAAGACTTTTATGGATATGTTAATTCAGATATAATTTTACCCTCGAATGTGGATGTACAGTCTCTGTTGCCTGGATACGGTTATCAAGTAGCTCTTCATCATAGACTGGATGTGCATGATTGTACAAACAGTACAAAGAGTACTATGTCGTATTGGTCAGGCAAGGATTGTTTCATTTGGTCCGCTACTACTTTTAAGAAAGTTGCATCTGACTATCCAGAACTTGTTATCGGAGCGTGTAATTGGGACGATGGATTGGCCCATTGGATGTGGCGTGAGTTTGGTAAAGATAGTATAGATGTAAGGTACGGAGAGATTTGGCACGTTGTACATCCGCCAGGATGGACTGGTAAACATAATGATGGACGATATAATGGGGCTACTCTCGATTCTATTGGTATATCTACACAATTACGATCTCAATTTCCTTGGAAGCAATGGTACCAAAGATGGACTTTAGTACGGAATAAGATTGGGATTGTACAACCGGGAAGAATCGGAGATATTATAATTGTTTTGCCGATTGCTAAGTGGTATGCAGATAAAGGTTACGAGGTTATTTGGCCAGTATGCGATAAATATCTACCCCTGTTCGAACATATTAATTATGTCCAGCCTGTTGGTGTGGGTGTGGATATTGGAAAGAGCTATGCAAAGTCTGTAGATATGCTAAAAGACAAGGTTGGCCGAGTTATCAACTTAGGTATTGGCTTTGGTCGAAATGAGGATGACTGGTTAAAATCTGAGTTGACTTTTGATCAATGGAAGTACGAAGAGGCTGGTGTTCCTTTTAATGAAAAATACAATTTGCAAATTACACGTCATCACGACAAAGAAGAGGCTTTGAAGAAAAAGTTAGGCTTGTCAAGTGGATACGTTGTTACACATTCAAAAGGAGAATCTGCAGGAAGCTGTGTTTTTAATTTTCCGAATACTGTAGATGTCCAACCGATTAATGGTCATTGTCTTTTCGACTGGATTGGTATTCTTGAATCCGCAAGGGAATTTCATTGCATAAACAGCTGTGTTATGAATCTTATGGACGGTTTAAAAATCGGTAGGCACAAACGACATGTGAAACTCTGGGATCTTAAATGTGACCCAAGTCGAGCTAAGCTTCTTGTGCCTAAGATTGAACCTGATTGGTATGAGCAGGATACCCAATTACCTGTAGCTTTTTTTACCATAGTACTTGATGGAATGCCTTTTATTGAATATCATCTTGAACGCTTTAAGCAGTTGCCTTTTCTATGGCATTGGTATATCGTTGAGGGATTGGCCCAAATTGCTGGTGACAGCGGAGCTAAAGGACATGAAGCCCGTGGAGGACATCTTCCCGAGAATCGTGAGGGGTATTTGAGTACTGATGGAACCAGGGAATACCTGGATAAACTTACACCTTTATCAAATGTTACAGTTTATAGAAGCAATGATATTTGGCCCTCCAAGTTAGCGATGGTGAATACACCACTTTTGCATATTGACTATGAATGCGTTTTGTGGGAAATTGATGCTGACGAGTTTTACCCAATTCCTTCTATGATAGAATTGTATAATATGTTCGTTGCTAATCCAAAAAAGACTGTAGCTATTATTCCTCACATCGCTTTTATGAGCAAGACTAAGCATGTTGTGCATAATAAATCAGGATGGGGGAGTGACAGTTTTCCAAGGCCATGGAGATACAAACCAGGATATACTTGGAAGTCGCATGAGCCTCCAGTACTGGTAAATACAATAGGACAGTCATTACTTCAAGTAAATCCTTTCCAGGGAAATGAAGTTGCACATTTAGGTTATCACCATTATGGCTACGTTCATTCAAATCAAATAAAGTTTAAGGAAAGTTATTATGGATATGATGGCCTCTATGAGGGCTGGCTGCGGATGAAAAACACAGTTGGAAAGGTTAGTGTCTATGACTTTTTTAAATTTGATGCTGCTAAGGGCGCTTTTGCCGATGATTGGAAAGGCGAACATCTTATCTCAATGGATTGGTGATTTATGGATGGCATAGGCACAGTTGATAAAGTTTGGATAGGCCACACAGCTGACCAGGCCATAAGGCTTAATTCGTCATCTGGTGGCATTGTCACTGGAGCATTATTAGCCCTGTTGCGATCTGATGCTATTGATGGTGCTGTGGTAAATGTAGTTGATCTTGATTTTCCACCACATGGTAAAAGCATTTTTGCAAAAACTGAAGCGGATCTTCTATTAAGTGCAAAGTCTATCTATTGTGTAACAGAGATTAATCGTGGTTTATGTCATGCTAAAGATGATTTGACGGCCGAGCGGATTGCTGTTGTAGGACTTCCATGTCAAATTTCAGCTCTTAAACAGAGGCTACAAACAGATGAGGAGTTACGAAATAAGATCGTGGTCTGTTTTGGAATTATGTGTGGGCGTAATATGTACGCAAAAGCCACTATCTTGGCTCTTGAGCAATCTGGAGTTAATATCCAAAGCGTTAGAAAAGTTACATACAGGGCTCGTGGATGGTTTCCATTTTACTACCAGGTGGAAATGCTTGATGGAGATGTTAAAGAGTTTTTATGGTCGGATTCACCGATACAAAAACTGTGGGACGGCTTTGAATACATGCCAGATGCATGTAAAGTATGTTCTGATTTTGCAGCGGAACAGGCCGATGTCGCTTGCTGCGATGCTTGGTTAGAAGAATATCGTGGTGAGCAAGAGGGGCATTCTATTGTTTTGGCTCATACGTCTTTAGGCACATCCTGTATTAAAAATCTTATTCAAGAAGGTATTTTGATTTTAGATGAATGCGACGAGTCATATATTCAGAGATCACAATTTAGCCAAATTGCTCGTAAATTAGAAAACAAAAGGAGGAACTGATGAATAAAGTACTTTTTTGCGGTGCTGGTTACGGTGCAGGAAATATAGGAGATGACGCAATTCTAAGTGGCCTTTTGTTTTCTGCGAAGATGCAATTACGCGAAGATACACAATACGGAGCCTTGACATTTAATCCAGAATTTACTAAGAAGAATGCTGACTTAGATCAGGTCTTTGATTTTAGTCTTGGTGTGGACAAAGCATTCCAATGGGCCACACATATTGTTCTTGGCGGAGCCTCGCTTTTATCTGGATGGTCTATTGATCATTGTTCTAATTTAATCATCAGGGCTCAAAAGCTGAAAAAGCCTATTTGTATGCTTGCCGCAGGAACATCGTTAACTCCTTCAGCAGAACAGAAACAGCAGTTAGTCACGCATTTCGGTAGTCTCGACATGATAACCTTGCGATCAGACAATGATCGAGACCTCGCAATTAAGTGGGGATTGAATCCCGACAAGCTGTGGGTATGTGCAGACGGAGCCTTCGCCATTGAACGTGGATATGAAGTCCATAGTCCATCAAGCACCATGGGCATTAATTTGGTCCATGAGAATTTACCAGATAAATATGAATACTTTGATGTTATCAAACAACTGCTGCTTGAAGAGTCTTTTTATTCGGATCTTGCTTGTATATGCGGCGAGACTCGAAAAGAGGAAGGATTTGACTACTTCCTTTTAAAAGAGCTCGCTGAAGTGTGCGATGGCATCCTTTACGATGAATACATCAATTACTCCGATCTTTTGAAGATTCTTGCTGGATGCGATTTTGTTATCGTAATGAGAATGCATATGATGCTTTTCTGTGCACTTATCGGTGTGCCATGTATTCCTTTTGTTCGAGAGCCAAAAACGATGCTTATGGCTGACGAGCTTGGACTTAAGCATATTCTGCCCATGGACATCACGTTACCTGAGCTGAAAGAAATAATTGATGAAGTTCGAGAAGATCCAAGAATCGCGATTGCGGATTCTACTATGGTCGATGATCTTCGCACAAGATCTTTCAAAAATGGTGAGATGTTGTGCAAGTGGATGAGACTTGAGTTATGAAAAAATGGCGTGATGTTGCAGGTTATTTCTCAGAACAAGAAGGCGTAGAGATACAAAAACGTACTATCGGGAACGTATGCGTTGAGTTGGGTAGCTTTAAAGGTAGATCTACGATATGTCTTGCGGAAGTGGCGGAACATGTGCATACTGTCGATAAACATCTTCGTTTTGAATTAGCAGAAAGTATTGTTGGCTATCCAGTGACTTATTATACGATGTCTGCTCAGAAGGCAAGTGGACTATTCGATCCTGAATCTGTAGACTTTATTCTTGAAGATACTACACACGATTATGATACAACAAAAGGAAATATTTTAGCTTGGTGGGATAAGTTAAAACTAAATGGAGTCTTTTGTTTTCATGACTATGGACACGCATCTTACCCGGAAATACAACGTGTTGTACATGAATTTTTTGGCCCTGTTGAGGAAAAGAATCTTATTGGCGGTTTGGCTTTTGTATGTAAGAATAAACGTGTTTTGGCGGATATGATATGAAAGTTTTATTCATCACAGAACCTTATGTTATTGATCCAATAGGCATTGCTTATCTCAGTGCAGCTTTGAAAAAAGATGGGCACGAGGTATCTTTGCTGAGGACTGTTGATATCACATCAATAGATCCTGTGGTTGAGGCTTGTCCAGATATCTTAGCATATAGCATTTACACAGGAAGACATAAAAAGTTTGCAGAGCTCAACCGAAGTATTAGAAGTGGCCTTGCAGAACATTTTATGCATCCAATAAGCATCTTTGGTGGGCCACATGCAACATTCTTCCGAGACTTTGTAAACGAGCCTTTTGTAGATATCATTTGCCAAGGCGAGTTTGATTTGTTTGTATCGAATGTTTTTACCCGGATTTTGAATGGCGGGATACCGCTGAAGAGCACCGTAAGGCTACGCCAGAATCCCCAGGACCTGGACCTTTTACCCTTTCCGGATAGGGGCTTGATTTACCAATTCCAGACGAATAGGAATAATCCAATTAAAAACATTATGACGAGTAGGGGATGTCCTTTTTCATGTCCATACTGCTACAACTCAGTTATTAAAAAGATGTTCTCTGGCAAATCACTCCGTTATCGAAGCATTGATAGTGTTGTCGAGGAGGCTCTTAAATTGGTAGGGGATTACCCTGAGACGAAATACATCTTCTTCGTGGACGATGAGTTCATTGGTCGAGAAAAGCGTCTCCACGAATTTAGCGAAAAATGGATGCGACAAGTAGCAATTCCGTTTCATGCACAACTTAGAATTGATTTCCTTACTGAAGGAAGGGTTGATGCCCTTAAAGCAGCTGGATGCACAAGTGTTACATTCGCCATCGAGTCTGGAAACGAAAAGATACGAAAAGGCGTTTTACATCGTAAAATCTCAAACAGGACGATATATGATGCAGCACATCTATTGCATAAAAAAGGCATTTCGTTTAGAACCGAAAATATGCTGGCTTTGCCAAATGAGACTGTTGATGAAGCACTTGAAACTCTTGATCTAAACATGGCATGTAAGCCAAAGATTGGATGGTCCTCACTTTTCCAGCCGTATCCAAAAACAGCTTTAGGCGTTGCTGCTGTTGAGCAGGGACTTTTTGATGGTAATTTATCCAGCATACCATCTACCTTTTTTGAAAAGTCAGTCTTAAATATTAATGATGGTCAAAAACGTAGATTTGAAAATCTCCAGCGTCTCTTTGGTCTTATATGCGATTTTCCCTTCCTGCGCTTTTTTGCCCGGTTTTTAATATCTATGCCAAGAAATAGATTCTATGATCTTATCTACTCTTGGCATAAGCGGCGGAAGTATAACTCGTTGTTTGATTGGACGGGTATAAGCTCGTAACTTTAACGCGGTAAAACTACGAAAATTTAACGAAAGGAGGTATTTATTATGGCATTAGATTTAGGCCCCTGTGGTGTATGGTTTGGAACCGAAGATTCCGAGGTAGATCTTGGAAAAACCCAAGGTGGGGTTAAAGTTGTATTCAGTCAGGCCGTTGCAGATCTTTTATCGGATCAATACGGAACAGAGCCGGAAGATCAGGTAATTACTGGTCATGGCGCTGTAATCACGATTCCTATGGCTGATTACTCTTTGGCGAATTATGCGATTGCTCTACATAAAAGCGTGCTGGATTTGGCTGGCGTTGAGGGCATTCTCGGTGATAGTGTTGTTGGTACGAAGCTGACTGATTATGCAAACAGTCTGCTCCTCAAGAAGTATATTGATGGATCAGAATCCGCAGATGAAGAAAATTGGCTTCGTTTCCCAAATGCTGCACCGACAGGAAATCCAGAAATTATGTTTGATGGATCAACCCAAAGGATTATTCAATCTGAATTCCGAGCTTTTCCGGACGCCAGCGATATTCTTTATTACATCGGTAGTAAAGATGCTGCTGACGGTGGCTCATAAAGGAGACTCACCATGTCAAAGAAGTCTACGGATATTGATGCTTTAATTGGCAATGACCAATTGGAGATCACCATTGGAGGCAAGACTTATACAGTAAAAGACGTTCCGCTTCATGTTTTTCTTGATGTAGCTAAAGATGAAGGAACTGCAGGAGACCCAAAAATCCTGCATAACCAGCTTGCACGGCTGTTCGAGGTTGATGTTGAAACTTTAGGTAACATCGGCTATCGGGCAGCCGCAATGGCCATTAAAGAAATTCAGAGCTGGCTTTTTGATGCGGTTGGGGTGCCTATGCCAACAGACGTACTGGAGGCGAGTTCTGAGGAACCTATAAACCCTTAGCTTTGTCTGAGGCAATAGCCTCGGTTGCGTATAAGTATAAATGGACGCATTACGAAGTCATGCACTTGACTGTCAAGCAGTTTTGTATATACCTTCGGTACATCAGACGCTTTGAGGCTTATGATCAATTGCGTATGTTTGATGCGGCTATTTATCCTTACGTGGATAAAGAACACAGACAAGAACTTACTCAAAAATATGTTAGAGCAATTATGATACCTTCGTTGATTACCAAGCCAAAAGATGTTGAGTCATCTTGGCAATTATTGAGGCAGGGACATGGCAATTAAAGGACCGGATATTCAGAGTAGCATTTATCTTGACTTAACACAGTTCATTCAGGCTGCAAGGTTTGCAGCTAACAAGATGACGCAGACGTTTCTTGGTATGGAAAAGAAATCTGGCCAGTTTGCGACTACTATGAACCGACGTGGTCAGGAGATTTCAGGCACCTGGTGGAAGAGGTTCGGTACTGTTGCTCTTGGTTTTACTATTGCATATCGTGCCATGAATGTCTTTGAAAACGGCCTTATGAAATTAGGTGCTACTTTCAAAGAAGCTATTCTGCAAAGTGGGCAGTTGGCTGAACAGCAGGCTAAAAATGCTTTCTGGATGACGGTATTTGCGGATAAGACTATATCCTTTGCAGATGCTTTTAAAAAGGCATCAGGCGCTATAAATGCTCTTCGTATAGAGTCTGTTCGATCGATCAGTTCTATCGACGAGTTGACGACGGGTATTGATGAACTCGCTCAGGCCGGTTTACCAATCACAGAAAGATTAATGCCTCAGATGGTCTCCTTGGTTGATTTTACAGGCATGGTTGCTCAAACTGTTGGATCAACCACTCGACAAATTAGGCAGGAGATGCAGGCATTGATGGATGGTACATCTCGTGTTACAAATCAGCTGGTCCGCGTTCTGACTAATATGGGCATTCTGACTCGGGAGAATCTGAGCGACCTCAAGAAAATGGTAAATCGTGCAGAAATTTTTGAAAAGGTTGCTGACGCTATTCATGTTCGTTGGTTGGCCATGGTTGATACGCTGATTAGATCGTCACCCGAGCGGGCTTTTGCATACTGGGAAAAGTCTATCCAGAAGGTATTGGTCCAAGCTGTTCTTCTTGCGTCTCAAATGAAAGGCGTGGAGAATCTATTTGGTGAGACGTTTTTTAAAGGTGCGGATAAGTTTAGAGATAGTATTAATGCTGATGATACAGCTCGTTTAGTATATTTTATCGGTAAGTTAAATGATGGCCTTGTTATCCTGGTGGACCTTTTCAATAAATCTGTTACGGGCATTGCAGCTCTTGCTATGGCAGCAGGAGGATTGGCAAGGGAGTTTAGTACCATATGGGGCTATTTGGGTGATTTGACTGTCATTACGCTAACGATTAAAGGGCTACAGCTGCTTGGAAAGACGATTCGTTGGCTTGTTCTTAGCCCCTTTAAACTCCTGGGTGGTGTGGTTGGGATTGTTTTTGCTCCGCTGCTCTTAGCTACTGCAGCTCTCGGTGCAGTTACTGTACTCGTAGTCGGAAAGATTACTGAGCATCTTGGTGGTTTAGAGCAGGTGTGGAAAGATTTAAAAAGCGCATGGAAGACTACGAGTGAGTATATTATTGATCAATTAGACTCGATGGAAAAGGGATACAAAGAGTTCTTGGTCATAGCAGATTTAGGTCGAGCATCGTTTTATCCTATACCTCCTAAGGAAGGTCCATATGTAAGAATGCCTATTGAGGGGTATGTACCAGAGCCTTCTGCAGTGGACAAAATTAAAAGCTTCTTCACAGATCTCACAGGCTGGCTTCTTGAAGATATTAGTATTCAAGGAGAATCTTTTAGAAAAGGATTAGATGTTCTTTATGGTTACATCAAACCCTATTGGGATAAACTTCGTGCCTTTGGCGAAGACCTTTTTGAGGCTCCACCAGTTCCTGATTTTACAGACATCAGAGATAGAATAGGTGTGACTTTTAGTTCGAAGCTTCCTCCTTTAGTTTTTGCGGATCTTAAAAAGATGGGACGTGAGATGGAGAAGTTCTCGGATAAAACTCCCGCATTTATCAATACTTTGAATGATTTAAAAGCCGGCTTGCTTAGGCCTGAAGATGTTGCAGAGGTCTCAAAGATTGAAGAAATTACAGCGGCCTATACTCGAATGGCTGAGGCTTTAAGTGTACAGATAGACCCCGATACAATATCTGTAGATCAATGGAACGAATATTTTGATTTGACAAATCTTATCTATAATTGGAGAGAGGCGGCTTTAGCAAACAATGATGCAACTTTTTTCCTGAAAAGATATTTAGAACAGCTTAAGGCTCTTGAAAGTGTTCAAGATGATTATAATAACCTTGTCATGACGGGCAGTCAGTATCGACTTTGGTCTCTTGATGAAGAACTTAAGGATCTTCGCGCATTGGCTATAGGCAACGATAAGCTTATTCGAATGATTGAGAAGTATGCAAATGCGCGTCGTGAATCAATTGAAAATGAGTTTAATGGCCTGGCTAAACTTGCCGATGACGTTGCGCAGTCCATGGAAAACAGTTTCTCAGATCTGTTCTTCGATGTGATGACGACAAGTTGGGATGATCTCGCAAGTGTAGCTGAGAATGCTCTACGTGGTATGCAACGCTCTTTAGCCGATTTCCTCTCAAGTGCTGTTATGCGAAAGCTTATAGGTGAGAAGATGGGTGGTGGTGGATACTCTGGGGGATGGCTGAGCGACCTTTTTGATGATTGGTTTAAAGGTGGAGGCGGTGGCGGTGTAGAAAGTGGTGGCTTTGACCCAGGAGGATATTACGGTCAATGGCATCAGGGCGGAGTTGTAGGAGACAGCAACATTCCGAAGAAACAATTACCCATGTCTCTTTTAGGCAATGCTGTTCGCCTACATAACGGTTTGCGCAGTGATGAATATCCTGCAATTCTTCAGCGAGGTGAAACAGTTTATTCAAAGGAAGAATCTAAAGCTTGGGGCATGTCTGAGACTTTAGATATATCTAAACTCTTAAATGCACTTAAAATCGCAACTGAGACTAATGTTTTGGACATGTCTAAAAATTTAGGTCTGTCTAAAGACTGGACTTATATGCATCAAGGTGGCATTGTTGGATCGAGTCAAGCTCCGACAGAGCCAATGCCCCTTTCACTTCTGGAAAATGCTGTGCGATTGCATAGTGGCTTACGCAGCGATGAATACCCAGCGATTCTCCAGCAGGGCGAAACGGTTTATGCGAAAGGTGAATCCCCGATTGAGGGTGTTACAATTATAAACAACACCGGCATTACCCCAGAAGTATCTGAAACACGCAAATCTGGAGGCGGCAAAGATATTAGTATCATGATCGGTGAGATGGCGGCAAAAGACGTCTACAAAGGTGGACCACTTGGTCAGGCTCTTAAATCGACATACGGCTTACAATCTCAGACAATAAGGAGATAAAAAAAATGGCGGGTATCAGTTGGCCAGCAACGTTATATGGGTTCATCCTAAAAGAAGGTTTTCAGGAGATTCCTCCTGAGAATACAGTTAGAACTAAGATGGATGTTGGCCCCGAAAAGGTGCGGAGACGTGGTACTGCTGCTGTTCGTAAGTTTTCGGTTCAGATGTTTTTCACAACCGCATTAGTGGCTACATTTGAAACCTTTTATGTTACGACATCTAAACATGGATCTTTAGAGTTCAGCTTCTATTCCCCAAGAGTTAATAGGCAGGGGGAAGCGCCATCGTCAAGTGACCATCGCTTTGCATCAGTACCTACATATGTAAAACGAGATCAGGGCTACATTGTATCTTTCCAACTTGAGGAGATGCCATGAGTCGATCTGTATCAAGTACATTTAAATCTACAGTCTTTGGGTCACAGACAGATGAGGCATATATTGTACTTATCAAAGTTGACCATGATGAAATGGCTGCACCCATTCGTGTCACAAGTGATGGTGTTGCAACTGTATCTATTGGTGAATCCTTTCTACCTTTCCCATTCACGCTGTCTCTGCCCGACGATACCGAAAGACCATTTTCCCAGGGCAGGCTTACAATAGAGAATGTATCACAGACAATTATAAGCTCAGTTAGGTCGATTTCTACTGCATTATTAATTACCATGGAAATTGTTTTAGCGAGTGACCCAAATACAGTAGAAATTACATATCCCGATTTTGAGCTTGTAAATATTAGTTATGATGAACAAACCATATCTGGATCTCTAAGTGTGGAATCTTTTGTAGAAGAGCCTTTCCCCGGAGACGCCTTTATTCCTTCCTATTTCCCGGGGTTGTTTTAGGGGCGTAAGTTTAGCGCGGTAAAATTACAATGATGGACATCAAAAAGTATATAGGCATCCCATTTAAGTCATGTGGTAGAGACTATTCAGGTCTTGACTGCTGGGGTTTACTACGCTTGATTTATCGGGAGATGCGGGGCATACAACTTTCATCTTATACTAATGAGTATGTTGATGCCCGTTTCTATGACAAGGTGTCGGATGTAGTTAACGCACATATACCTGAATGGCTACTGATCGAAAGAGGCATGGAACGGCCGTATGATGCTGTGATTCTTCGACTACGTGGATTACCTATACACATTGGCATGGTTGTAAAGCCTGGGTTAATGATCCACGTACTTGCTAAAGTAAATACATGTCTTGAGCGTTATAATACTCCCATGTGGGATAAACGTATTCGAGGTTTTTATAGATATGCAAAATAACCTGCTTCCAGTGGTATACGATCCGCACATATTAACTGTATGTCCTCACCCATTCTTGATGGAGAAGATAAGTCGTACTGTTCCGTTTGGAATGTCTCTGCAGGAAGTCATTGATTCCGTCAAGGAGCTTCCAGAAAATCATATCATGGTGGTACAGGTTGATGGTACACCAGTACAGCCAGAGATTTGGCCTTGTTATTATCCGCCAGAAGGTGCATATATAAGTATCCGTGTTTTACCTATGGGCGGTGGTGACGATGGTAAGATGCCTCTTCGCATACTCATGTCCATTGCTGTAATAGTTGCAAGCATCTATACATACGGGACAAGTCTCAAGGCTCTTGGGCCAATATGGGCGGCCGCAGTCGCTTCAGCAGTAAGCATGGCTGGAAGTCTTCTAATCAATGCGTTATGCCCACCGGCTCAATCCCGTCTAACTGAACGTGCAGGAGTTAATTTAGAGGGTGTAGTCAATTCGATTACAAATGCCAGAAACCAGGCTAATCCGTATGGACCTATTCCTGTGCTTCTTGGCAGGCATAGAATGGTGCCTTTTTATGCTGCCAGACCCTATACTGAGATTTCTGGTAATGATCAATTTCTTCGCCTTCTTTTTGTGCCTGGCTATATGCCCATGACCCTATCTGAGTTTAAGGTTGGGGAAACTGATCTTGAAGACTTTGATGGCGTTCAGACAGAAGTTAGGTGCTTCGATGACGTTGATCTTGATGAGGATATAACATTATACACATCTACAGTTAATGAATTGGCTGTTAATATCGAGCTTTTAGAAGCAAGTGGATGGACCCAACGAACTACACAGGCGGATACTGATGAGATAGTAGTTGACCTTGTATGTCCAAAGGGATTATGTGTTTTTGACAGTAATGGTAATCGTACGCGTAGATCAGTAACATACGCGATTGAGTACAGAGTAAAAGACTCTGGCGATAGCTGGGTAGGCACATATGAAAATACTCTCGTGACTGAAGGTACCAAAGGACCTTTTGTAACACCTCCTAATGTAGACCGGATTTGTAGAGTAATTATTAATCTTACGACTAAAATAAGATCTGTTATCTGGGGCGGACAAGGATATTGTGATTCTACGCTGGGTAGGCTGTCTGATCCAACTCCTCCCCAGGTACCCAGTAATTGCTGCTCTCTTGCGAAGATTTCTATTCCCTTATGTACAATTGTAGATGGTTTATGCGATGGTAATGCGGTTATTGCTAATGCACAAATTACAGATGAACGTGCAGATGACGCGCGTCTTGTTTTAGATAATCCAGCAACAGATCTTAAAGTTACAGAGGAAGCTCCACAGTCTACCTATGTTACAGTAGCAGAAGGAACTTTTAGCTACCAGCCAGAGATACAAGGACAATCAAATGAAACTGTGCGTAAGGCGCATAGTTTCTCAGTTCCCAATGGTCAATATGATGTTCGTATCAAGCGTGTTACAGCTGATAGTGTTGATGACCATGTTTATGATGATCTTTATTGGAGTATCCTAAGATCAATTACCAAAGAACTTCCCGTTACGGCTGATGACGTAGCTTTAGTTGCTATGCGTATTAAGGCTTCGGATCAGTTGAATAATGTAATTGATACTTTTAACTGCATTGGAACATCTATTTGTTTGGATTGGGACGTGACTGCAGTGGCCTGGGTTAAGCGAGCAACGTCTAATCCAGCGTCACTTTATAGATATGTTCTCCAGCACCCAGCTAATAAACGAGCTGTTGCTGATGCGAAGATTGATCTAACTAAGCTGATAGAATGGCATGCATTTTGTAAGAAGAATACGGCTTCTGTAGATATAGATTCAGCGGTTGAGGAGATTGGAGGAAAAGTTGGAATACCATGTACTGGGCAGCCATTTGAGACAAATAATACGATTTATATCTCTGGTTCTGCAGCCTACGATGGTAGATATTCAGTTGATGCAGCTTCAACAGTAGATAAAGTAATAATTACAGCAACATACGCAGTTGAAGCTTTTGATGGGTCTGAGCTAATCACCACTATCGGTTTGGAGTTTAACAGCCTTATAGATTACCAGTCATCCGTAAGTGATGTTTTACAGCAAATTGCTGCTGCTGGCAAAGCTGCACCGACTTATATTGATGGCAAGTACAGTGTGGTTATTGATCAGGCACAGACTACACCAATTCAGCATTTTACACCACGAAACTCATGGAGCTTTTCTGGTAGCATTTCCTATCCAAGAATACCACACGCTCTGCGCATAATCTTTGCTAATCGATTAACTAATTGGGAAGTTGATGAACGTGTGGTTTTTGCAGATGGGTACGCGGCTGAGGCTGGTGGTGGTGACTTAGCTGCCACATTATATGAGCAACTTGAACTACCTGGTGTTACTGATCCAGACCAAGCATATGCTCTTGCAAGATATCATTTAGCTGTTCTCACGCTCAGGCCTGAAAAATACTTCTTTTACGCTGATGTTGAAAACCTCGTATCGACAAGAGGAGATTTGATTCGTGTCACGCATGACGTTCCGTTATGGGGCATAGCTACAGGACGAGTTAAATCGGTAACGGATGATGGAACAGATGCTACAGCCGTTGTTATGGACTCAATCATGACGATGGTGCTTGGTAAAACTTATGCTATTCGATTTAGACTGTCTGACGGAGCAACGCTTTTAGCTCCTGTTGTTCTCAACGCAGGTGAGCAAACTACGTTAGTTTTTACTACACCAATTTTAATCGCAGATGCACCTGTAGCTGGTGATCTCGGTCTCTTTGGTGAAACGGATTCGGAGTCGGTTGAGCTTTTAATCCTATCTATAGAGCCTGGAGACGATCTTACTGCAAAGCTTACCTGTGTGGATTATTCTCCAGCTGTGTATACTGCAGCATCAGGCGTTATTGGCGAACATGATAGCAACATCACATTGCCTTATAGTGATGTAGGTCGATCCGGCATTCCCGTAATTTATAATATTAGATCCGATGAATCTGTTATGTATAGAGACACAGATGGATCACTTCGCCCAAAGATGGTTATTACATTACAATCTGTTGGTGGATACATAAGTCAGATTAGCTCTCTCGAAATTAATTGGAAGATATATGATACTGATGAGTCATGGAAAATTAAGGGGATTCATTGGCGTGGTACCGAAGAGATATCAATTTTAGATGTTGAAGAAGGTGTGGAGTATACACTTCGTGCACGCTTTAATCTTCGGGATGGAGGTGTTACTCAATGGAGCGCAGAGGAGCAACATACCATCGTTGGCAAAACTACCGCTCCTGACGTGTCATCAGCCATTACGGCCAATCCAGTTATAGCAGGAGTTAGGATTGAGTGGACAAATCCAGAAGTTGCAGACTTTCAATATACAGGAATCTGGAGAGCCGAAGCTGATGTTTTCCCAGGAGGAGACGCTAACTATGTTGTACCAGGTAAGCCTGGAGAGACTCTAAGCTTTGTTGATCGCGACGTTGCGTATACGGTTACATATTACTACTGGCTAAAATCCTACGACACCGCTGGAAATGCCAGTGCCGAATCCGCATCTGTTAACGACAATCCATATTATGTCAAGGAAGCTGATATCTTTGACACAATCCAATCAGAAAACTATGTAGCAGATACTTCTGGATGGTTTATTGGATTTCGTGGGGTGAATGATGGCTATGCTGAATTTAACGATGTAACTGTTCGTGGCACACTTATTGCCGGAGAGATACACATTCCTGATCTCGTAACTGCAGATAGTTTTCATGTAGCTACGGATGGAGATACCTGGTGGGGATGTGATCAAGCAGATTTCAATTCAGCTGTGGCTAATGCAAATGCATATGTGCTTAAGGACGGAACTGTAAAATTTGCTGGTGGGGTGATTGCAGGTTTTACTATCGATGGCACAGATGGTTTTTATTCCGGAGCTGATGCGACTCGTGTGCAGATGAAGTCGGGTGCTGGCTTTTGGGCAGGTGCAACTGCGATTGGAGATGCTCCTTTCAACGTCACTAATGCTGGAGTCTTGACTGCTGAAGCAGGAATCATTGGTGGATTCACAATTAGTGCAGTAGAAGGATTGTATGCTGGCGCAGATGCAACCCGAGTTCAAATGAAGGTCGGTGTTGGATTCTGGTCAGGTGCAACTGTTTTTGGGTCTGCACCATTCAGAGTCTCAGAAGCCGGAGTTTTAGTTGCGACATCAGCAAGCATAACAGGGGCTATTACAGCTACGTCTGGAGATATTGGTGGATGGGCTGTTGCTGGGGGATATCTCTATAGTCTACAAAGCGGGACACCATCAAGTGCGCCAAGTGATGGTATAGTTTTGGCATCTGCTAATGAAGGTATTATTATTTATGAGGATACAGCTAAGAGGTTAGAACTTGGATATTTATCTGCAGGAGTATATGGAATTAAGGGATACGACTCTGGTGGATCAAATGTACTATTCGAACTGTCAGATACACAGAGTATGATAGCTGGTTGGGTCGTAAGCCAAACAACTCTTGCAAATCATGCATATATTGTTTTAGACGCAGATAATAAATCAATATCTATCAACAACCCAACTTTTGGAAGTACTGGTATCCAACTTGAGTACAATGCAGGGACCCCACGTGCATATATTGGAGACGGTTCAAATGCGTTTTTCCAATTTGATGGAACCAAGCTTCAGTGGAAAGGTGCGAATACAGAATTAGATGGATCTGGTAATCTAACTTGCACGGGTGGGGTTATAGGTGGATTTACTCTGAATGCGAGTCATTTATACACAGGCTCTAAAACCGCATATGATGACGCAAACGCAGGTGTTCATCTCGGCACTGATGGAATTGGCTTCGGGAATAATGTTTTTACTGTTTCGGCTGCTGGAGCTTTGGTAGCAACAAGCGCAACTATCACTGGAAGTATAACTTCTACATCTGGAACAATTGGTGGATTTACATTAGGAGCTACGACACTAACTGCTACTAATTTATTGTTAGATGCTGGAAACCAAAAGATAATTCTTGGAACTGGGGATGACGTAGTTTCTTTAGATGCAGCAGATGCAACATATCGTCTTGCCATCGGGGACGCGGTTTATGCAGATTCACCTTTCAGGGTTACAAAAGCAGGCGTATTGACAGCTACATCTGGTACGATTGGTGGATGTGTTTTAGCTGCCAGCTCGATTGGCTCAACAGCATTCGTTTCCGGAGAAAAAGGATGGCGTATAGATAATGATGGTAAGGCAGAGTTTTTAAATGCCCACATAAGAGGTGTTTTATCAACTGTTGTTTTCCAGAAAGAAGTTATCTCGTGCATAAACGGACCCCTTCTTGTCTCAAGTTCTGATGTTCTTGATACAGCTATGACAGCTGCAGATGTCTCTACAGTAACAATTACTGGAGATACTACCTTTTTCGATGATGAAGTAATCCAAATGAAAGATGGTGTAGACGATGAATCTATGCTTGTTACCGATGATAGTGGTGCCCCAACTTATGTTGTAACAAGAGATATTGCTGGAGATTATGCAGCAGATACAAATCCTGCTTGGCAAAAAGGAACAGCAGTTGTTTCTAAGGGCAGAGGTGGTGCTGCTGTTAAGACTGGATATATTATGCTGGACAGTTATTCAGCCTATGGTCCATTTATAGATATCATCAAAAGAACTGGTACTGGTGTATTAGATTTCACTAACCATGCAAGATTGGGATGGTTAAAAGGAATAACAGACGCAGACACAGGATTGAGCGCAACCGATGTTTGGGGGTTATGGTCTGATAGCGTTTATTTGAAAGGCGTCATTGTTGCTGATACAGGCTATATTGGTGGTACATCTGGTTGGGTAATTGCTGCTGGGAAGATAACGTCAACTGGGATAGGCGTAGCAACAGCTACGGGAGATGCCACTTATGCATTTTGGGCGGGACACGATACTCCGGCAAGTGCTGAATTTAGTGTTTCGCATGCTGGAGCGTTGGTTGCTACATCCGCAACTATTACGGGTGAGATTAATGCCTCTTCTGGCAGCATTGCTGGGCCGCTTATTATGGGCAATGCTGGATCTATCTACACAACGGGTAAAGCAACTTATGCCAGTACAACAGCGGGATTCTTCCTCGGGTATGATAGTGGGTACCAATTTAATATCGGTGATGCAAACTCTTATTTAAAATGGAGCGGAGCAGAGCTTCTTATCAAGGGTGATATAGATGTAGCATCGATCTATACGCCTGTTTGGGATTACTTTTTGAAAGGCGCTTGGGGTTTTAATGATGGTGTAGGATCACAGGTTTTAGATGCTTCTGGGCATGAAAATCATGGAACTCTTTCTGGTACGTATGAATGGAAGCTTCTGGAAGGAGTGCATGGTTCCGGTATGCTATTTGACTATAATGCCTTGGCGCTTGTTATCGATGACACTTCTTTAAATACTAATTCACTTTCGTTTTCTGCTTGGTATCTGCCTTATGCACATTGTTGGTTGGCTTATACTGATGGAGATGCTGAACCTGATGTTGGGGATACAATAACTGGAGCTGAGAGCGGAGCTACAGCTACTTTTGTTCGAGCCACTGTAACTACTGGAGCTTGGGTCGATGGTGACGCTGCTGGAATAATGTACTTTAAGCAGCAAACAGGAACTTTTTGCACTACCATTCCTGCCAATCCTGAAGTTTTGAATAATACAACTAAGGCTGAGAATAGCTTTTCCGCTATTATTACTAATTCTTATGGTGGGGCGTTAGTTCATAAGCAAACAACTCGAACTGATAGATTCTGGAGAAGTATTTTAGATAAGGCAGGAAGAATTTATTTCCAGGGATATAAAACCATTTACTCTTTTATAGATGGAGGCCCTGGAACTATAGCTGTTGGCGATGTAGTTGAAGATGAGACAACTGGTATATCAGGCACCATAAAAGTTATAGATAAAACTGGTGGGGCGTGGGGAGACGGAGATGCTTCGGGAACTCTCGAAGTTCATAGTGCTGATGGGGCTTTTACTAATACTAATAAGTTAAAAGAGACTTCGCCAGCTGAAGTAGCTGATATATGTACATTATCATCAGCAGCTACCTATGTTCAATTATTTAGTATAAATTCAGATACATGCGATTTACCATCAAGAGCTCAACATATTGTGTGTACATATAATTATGATACTAAGTTAGCATGCTTGTATGTCGATGCGATATTAATAGATTCTGATACATCAGATGAAGCTGATATTGGAGGATCTACTGATAAATCCATAAGGTTAATTGATAATATTTATGGTGCTGTTGATGAAATTAGGTACTTTGATAAGGAGCTAACTGAAAATGAAGTTAGATCTTTGTATACAAATCCAGCTCAAAATGGTACAGGGGTGATTTCGGCTAACTTGATGAGAACCGGTAAGTTGATATCCAGTGATGCAAATACTTATTTTGATCTAACTGAGAAACATATTGTGATGAACGCAAAGACCTCTTATAACTCAGCTACTGCTGGAGTGTTTCTGGGATATGATACCGATGCCTATAAGTTTGGCATCGGGACTGATGCTAACTACCTGTGGTGGGATGGAACTAAGATTCAATGGAAAGGAGCTAACTCGGAACTTGATGCATCTGGAAATCTTATCTGTACTGGTGCAACTCTTGGTGGATTTACGCTGAATGCAACTTCGCTTATTATGGGAGCTACAAGTGCTCTTTATACTACAGGAAAAACTACTTATGCGGACACAGACGCGGGTTTCTGGCTCGGATATGATACTGATGCATATAAATTTAACATTGGAGATGCACATAGCTACTTTAAATGGGACGGTGCTACTTTAACCTTAAATGTTAAAGCTAATATCGGAACTGGTGATGGTATTATCTATAAAGATGGAAAGAGATGGTTATATGATTTTAATCCCGCCTATAATGGAACCGTTCAGCCAAACGGTCTCAATAATTTCTTTGGTATTGAAAGCGGTAATTTGACTATAGGTAGTACTGCAACTTTAGTAGTTGAAGGCTCTTATAACTTAGGGGTTGGATATAGGGCTTTATACTCTCTCACAAAGGGATCTTTTAATATTGGATTAGGATATGAATCTTTATATGATAATACTACTGGTTATAATAATATTGGGATAGGCTATCAGCCCTTATATAACAATACTACAGGTTATGATAATATTTGCATAGGCATTACTTCACTTACCAGTAATACCAGTGGCTATAACAATATTTGCATAGGCACCTTATCATTAATAGGAAATACTGATGGCTATAACAATTTTGCTATAGGATATAGTGCTCTTTATTTAAATAATGGGGGTACTTATAATATTGGGATAGGAAGTTATTCCCTTTATAGTAATACTGAAAGTCATAATAATATCGCATTAGGTCATAATGCAGGACAATTAATAACTGGTGAGCATAATATTGTTATCGGGTATAAAGCTGGTGATAATATAACTTCAGGTTCAGATAACCTTATAATTGGTTATGATATAAATGCTGATAGCGCAACTGCTGATGACCAATTAAATATTGGAGGTGTAATAAAAGGTAATCTTTCTACTGGGGATATTGGTATTCCCACTGCAGTCCCTCTTGCAAAACTTCACATAGATCAATCTGCTACTGATGGAGCAAAACCAGTTATTACTGTAGACCAGGCTGATATTTCAGAGGAATTTATCAAATTTATTGGTTCAGCGGCAAGTGGAGTCTTAACACAATCAATAGTTGATGAAGGTGATCAAGGCAGTGCAACTTTAGCAGGTTGGTTAAAAATATATGTAGAAGATGTTGGGAATCAAGTAATAGATGGAGCTTATCATATTCCATTCTATACTTTGTCAGCATAGAGTAACGTTATCTTGGTAACTTTAACGCGGTAAAATTACGGTTTTAATGCGCCTTGCGCATGTTACATATAACATCAGGAGGTAGTAAACATGAAACTTAAGAATTCAGATCTGGAGGCATTGGTGTCAAGTCCTGGGTATCAGAAACTTTTCACTACTGAGTTCGACGACATTCTCTTAGTATTGGAGATTCGACGCCAAAATGAGGAACTTAAACCAGCATTAAAGGCATATGTGGATACAAAACAAGAATTGATCAATCGTTACTGTGATAAAGATTCAGAAACTGGAGAACCCATTCAGGGCCCAAATGGACAATTTAGTTTTAATCAAGATCCCGACGGCCTGAAAACTTTCCAGGAAAAATTTACCGAGCTGCTGGGTAGCGACATAGAGGTTAACACCGAGAAGATTAAAATCCCCTCAAAAGCTATGAATGCTGTGGGTAAATGGAGTGGAGCAGACATTAGTTCTATCTACCAGTTCATCGATGTTTTTGAATCCGATAGCAGAAATGCGGTACGAGCTTTAAAACCCGTTCCAGGAAAAGAAAAGCCGGAGGTGTAGGTCATGATAAACCCTACTGGTGGGAATGTTAGACGTGATGCACGTGGCCTTGGATACTTCGGTGCTCCACGAGAGAAGACTGAGAATGGGAAGGTGAAGAGATATCGCCACCGTGGAAGAGACTACGTCTGCATTCCAGGCCAGGAGGTGTTTATGCCCTTTACTGCAATACCGATCAGGAAAAAGAGTCCATGTGAGGGGTATCATGGAGTTCTTTTCCGAGGCAGGGGAATTATCGGGACGCTGTTTTACGTGAAGATGGATGATAGTTTCATAAATGTCGAGCTCAAGGAGGGAGAAATCATTGGTTATGCCGAAGATATATCCCTTGTGCACAAAGGCGTTTTACCCCATGTTCACTTCCAAATCGATAAGATAGACCCGGATCTTTTAATCAGTATTTACAAGAGTTTGAGAGGGAGGATTTAATGCCCTTTTCAGAAAAATCTCGACAGAGGCTCTCGACATGTGACCAAGAACTGCAAGAGCTGTTTTTAGGAATTGATGCCTTGGGCTTTGAATGCACAATTATTGAGGGCCACAGAGGTCAGAAGGACCAAGATAGGTATTATGCTAAAGGTAGATCAAAAGTTAAATGGCCAGATGGAAAGCATAATCAAATTCCATCGAAAGCTGTAGATGTAGCTCCATATGTACATGGTGCTTTATCCTGGAATAAAAATCATTGTATCTATTTTGCTGGTGTGGTGATGGGAGTTGCAAAAATAATCGAGACCAAAATTCGATGGGGTGGTAACTGGGATAGGGATGATGAAGTAATCACAGACCAGGAATTTCAAGACCTGGTTCACTTCGAGTTAGTTGAATAAGGAGAGTAAAAATGGATATTACAGGCTTAGGATCAATAGCGGATCTTGCAAAAGGGGTTCTGGACAAGATATGGCCCCCTGATGCTGATCCAACAGAAAAGCTAAAAGCACAGATGGCGTTACAAAAGGTTATAGAGGCACGGGAATCTTCGATACTTGATGCGCAGAAAAGCATCATTGTTGCTGAAATGCAGCAGGGTGATAAATTTACTAAGAGAGCAAGACCCACAGTTGTATATGCAGGTCTTGCTTTTATCTTTCTTAATAATGTAGTACCTAAAATAGCTCTTTATGTTGCTGCATTATCGGGTAAAGTTATTCCTACAATGCCTCAAATGGAATTGCCTACAGAATTTTGGTGGGCATGGACATCTATCTGTAGTGTATGGGCTGTTGGCAGGACGATGGAAAAGAGAGGTGCAGAAGGTAAGATTCTTTCCTTGATCACTGGTAAGTAAGGAACAACGCCCTCCACGGCTCTGAGTATCTGCTGCACCATGGAGGGTTAATCATCTATCTAACAAAAGTCATGGCCAAAAATCTTTTAGCCTTAAACCACCATCCTTTTCGATACTCGTTTATCTTCTTATTTACGTCTTTGAGGTGCTCGAAGTAATTTGGATCATCAGTATCTATAAAAGATGTATATGGTAAAGTATTTGTTTCATACTTAGACCACGGCTCTATAGGATATACTCTCCAGTAACAATTCTTCGACATTCTCATTTGCGGATAGATCCAATACCCATCTGTTGATGCGGACTTTCCAACGGATGTTAAAAATTTTAACGACGCTTTAGCCGTAAAGTGCTCGAGCCATATGCCGCATGTAATCCCCTCGACTCTGCTGTTTTTTAGCCATCGATTTGGAATGGTATATTTCCATATCCGCTTGAGCACTCCAAAGTCTTTGTATGTGTATGCATTTACCCACCACTGCTCGGAGGGAAAACCTTTCCACATTTTTGGATCGGCATAAGTGTATTCCCCATTTATGGCTACGCCTGAGATGTGCAGTTTGTCATAAATCTTTGTGTATAAAGCTGTGCGTTGTTCATCTTCAGTCAGACCTTTGCATCTCTCACACATGCATCTAAATTTGTCCTGATTCCAGTCATCAAAGTACTTTAGCCGCTCAGGATCGGTAGATCCATAATCTTCAAAATCCCAGAATATTCCGTCACAGTCTCCGTCTTTGTAATGCTTTAGTGGATACTCCATTACCCAGTTTATGTAATAATCACTCAGTGGGCATGGTGTTTTACGATAGGATTTCTCGCCATCAAAGAAGAAACATCCATCGACCAACAGATACCAAGGTTGCCACCATGCGGGCATTAAAATAACCTTGACATTGTTAAGTTTTTTGTAGTGCCGCATCGTAGTTATCGTAGCGTTATAAGTTCCAAATTCGGTCTTTTGTTTGATGTCAGGTCTCGGATTGTAGATTGCAAAAAAGAGAGTGTTTACTCCTGCCTCTATTGCTTTATCTATGTAATCACGATCTGGCCATAGTACATACATTGCTTTCATGAAATCCATTTTCGTAGCTCCTTATTTTAGATGATAAAAAATACCTTTTTTATTCGCTGATTCAGAAATCTTCTCTGCCTGTTTTAGTGAATCAATAATTTGTTGAAACTCCTGAGCTCCATAAGTCAATCGTTTGTAGATTTTGCGTAGGATTTCAGAATGTGATACTCCGTGTGGAGCAGCTAAGCGGACGATGGCAAGAATGTGATCTGAAATTGTGCTTTGAGCCGTAGCACCTATACTCGCAATGGCCTCAGGGATTTGCGACTCGACATATTCGATTGCCGCGATGGCAGAGTTGAGATGGTCTAAGGTAATAATTAAATTGTCTGATTCAGCTACGGAAATGCATATAGCAGTCTTCAAAACATGATCGTGTTTCCTTTGGTAGAATGCAATCAACTCAGGCACCTCGGGTCGTGGAAGAGCCTCATACCAAGGATCAAAGTATTCTTCAGCCTCGTCTGTCATCTTTACCTCTCCACATAGTTGGGAAATGCAACCCAGGTCGTGAACCAACGCATCCTCCATTCTATGGTCCAAAGCTGGTTTTGCTACACGTCGGACGTCAGATCCCCAGACAAGCAAAATCCTGGCCATGAAGCCACTCGACAATACAAGGGATGGGAAGATGTCACCCATCTGTTCAGGTGTTGTGCCCGCAAGGATTGTTGGACATGGATTGCGTACTTTAGCCAAGCCTTTTCCTCTGGTCAAGAAGTCAAGTCTGGCTTTTGACGTATATGCCGCTGTAAAAAAGGTTATAAGATCCGTGATGTATGATGCTTTGCCAAAAAGGTACGAAAGTTCATCCGCGTGTATAAGCACACTGCCATCGGGTTTGATCACACCGTTCGGATCTGGCGCAGCTTTATTCATTAAATCAATGAGTCCCTCAACAGTAGCTCGGCCATGAATTACAGTAATCTCTTCAATTTTTTGGATAAGGTCCAAGCCAATATCCATAGCAGCCGACTTCTTGCACATACCAGATTTGGCGACGAGAAAGATGTACTGATTTGGGTAAACTTTATAAGCATCCCTATCCACAAATACGTTTCGCTTTAGGGAAGCTGCAACGATTGCCATTGCTATCCAGAAGTGGAAAATATCTGGCGACTCTTGTTTTATGATATAACGTCGGTATGCGGGAAGCCAAGATTCGCCAAGCTTCCGGTCTCGCTTCAGTTTTATTTGCATTAATCATATCCTATCGCCTATTATCAGAATCTGTTTTCCATTCGAGTATCCCCCATACCGCAAGGCAAGTGTAGATTAGAAAGAGGAAACTTTGAGCGTAGATGCCCTCTATATAATCTACTGTTGCCCAGCTTGCATTTGTGAATGTCCAGATGTAAAAGCATTCCCGTCGTTTCTTGATGTTTAAGATTACTCCAGCAAGTGATAAAAGTGTTAGTATCCAGGTTATTATTATCAAGTGGCTTCTCCTTAGATGTCAATCACAGTCTGATCTTCCCAATTAGGGCCAAAAGTTATTTCTACAGGAATTGTATGCATTTCGCCCCAGATCTCGAATTCCACATCATAAGCTTCTTTCAACACTTCTGCAGCTACCATGACTTCCTTTTCTGGAACTGAAATGGCTATGCCATCATGAGTATCCAAAAGAACATGATAATATTTATCGACTCGTTTCAGAGCCGTTTTGTTGATGTCAGTACTGGTGCTTTGGGGAAGGAATGCAAAACCGGCACGAAATGTGGCTTCATCGATACGATTGAGAAAGATCTCCCGTCGACCAAATGGATTGTATAACGCACGACATCGACGAATCTCATCTTTAACATACTGATGAAAGACGTTCCTAATTCCAGGAAAGTCATTATGATAACTTTCTAATTGATTTTTCGCCTCCTTGTATGGGAGACCGGTCATCAATGCAAAAGTTCTTGGCCCGAGGCCATAATTTCCACCATGAACCGTTCCCTTTATTATACGGTAGAGTTCATGTTTTTTATTAAAATCTGGACCGTAGAGTTGTTTGCCACGCTCAACATGGATGGACTTACCATTCTCGCCGAGTGCTTGCATTGCTTTGTCCTTTGCATACCAGCCGACGCAAAGAGCCTCTGCTTGTTTTTGATCTGCATTCATAAAGATATGGCCTTTTTCTGCGGTAAAGAATCTCCTCGTCTCGCCTACCTTTACATTTTGGAGATTCATACCCCCACGACCACGGCCTTTGCGGGACGCGATTCTTCCTGTATTTGTTCTTCCCAAGGAATATTCGCATTTGGCTTTTCCATCCACAATATTTTCAGCCGAAAAAAGACCCAGAGACTTTTGAGCCGCACGGATGTCTATGATGTATTTTGGAACCTCTGTTTTGTATTTGTAGGCAAGCATCTCCAAAGCCTTCTTGTTTGTGCTGTTTCCTTTGTATGGAACCATGCTCATCTTGTTGAATAGAAGATCGGCTACCTGCTTTGGAGACGCGATGTTGATCGATTCCAGAGCAAGTTCGTCTCCTTTGTGCTTTTTGATGTATGCCTTTTGCTCAGCCGCATTTATTACAGTGACGCACCCAGTCTCGTCTGCAATTTTGCTTGAGTACTGTTTGATCATTTCTTTATACTCACCCTGGACTTTGATCAATCGAGTCATGTCGACTGGGATGCCACGTATGTTCATCTTAAAAAGTGGCATAAGCATATCGGCATAAAGGTTTTTGTACGTATCGAGCATGCCTTCTTCTCTCAGCTCTTTTTCCAATTCCTCAATGGCCCAAAATTCACTAATGCAGTCAAAACAATTGTATGTCCAATGCTTAACTTCACCTCCAGCACGAAGAACTGATCCTTTTTCGTCAGATTCATCCTTTTTTGTAAAGGGAAGATCTGTATAAATACTTGTGATAATGTCAAGTCCATGTCTCATTTCGCTGTAGAGACAGTGATGCATAAGCATAGAATCCCACCTTGGTCTTAACAGATGTATATTATGCTCGTACATAATTCTCCAGTCAAATAAATCATTTTGAGCAGACATCTCTGTTGTTGTGCAAACTTCATTGATCTTTTCCCAAATAGCTTCTTCTTCTTCATATGTCCAGTAATTTCTTCCTGTGCCATAAAAGAATGGGATACTAATTGCTTCTGATCTACTCCAAGCAAATCCTACACAGGATAACATATTATGTGGAGTTTCAACATCTATCACTGCGTGGCCTTTTTCTTGGATAAGACTTAAGGTATCTATTGCTTGTTGAAATGTTGGGCGGATTATGAAATCCCAGGTAGGAAGTTTGAAAACGAAGCCTTCTTCTTGGATACGCTTAACTTTCATCAAGTCAGCTACGATAAGAATCCAAGCTTGGTAGTTGTAGTGAAGTATGGATGGATGGTACGTAGGGATAACTACACAATCATGTTTGATGGCATCAATTGGGGAGCATGGAGCTCCTCTCCAATGATGAATGCCACGCACAGATGTTAGATTTTTTAAGGCATGTGCACCAAGAGCTACGATGATTTTTACATCAGGAAGATCATTGATTTCATCGATGAGACCTTGAACCTGAGCAGAGTATACTTTTGGATGTCTCGACTCAAGAAGATCCATTTTATCACTTGGTGCTCGGATTTTAGAAACATTTGTGATATACACGTCGTCTCGATTGATGCCTGCAAGAGCTGTGACTTTGTTTAGATACTTGCCAGCCGAGCCTACAAAGGGTATTCCCTCGTATACCTCGTTTTTTGCAGGAGCTTCACCAACAAAAACGATTGGCGAATCTATCGGGCCAAAACCCGGAACTGTAATTTCATAATCTGTCATTTTTTAATCCTTTTCTTACCCAGATAGATAGTGTTAGTGCTTTGATCAAGTATTGATTCATATTTCTTCTTCTGGATGAAGGTGAAAATATCATCGACTAAGACTTTGATAGGCTTGTTGTCGATAGACGTTATTTTGATCGCGGTTATGGGGTTAAAAGCCTGGAGAAAAGAATCCCTTATCTGAGTCATCTGTGGTCTCCTCCTTTAGTTGTCCTGATTTCGTAGCTTTTTATAAATCTCCCAGGTTAAGCGAACATCGGCTAAGGCATCGTGGAGCGCGTTTGGATCAAACTCGACTCCCATGACTTCTCCAGCTTTGGCCAGCTTCAACCATTTGGAGCGACGTCGAGCTGCAAGTGTGATCATAACGTCGTCAATGCAACAGATGGGTGGGAATTTGAACTTCTCAATGGAGTTGGCATTTATCCAATTCTGTACCATCGGGAAGTCAAAGTTGATGATGTTGTATCCGACAAGAGCTACAGGTTGGTATTTTTTGATCAAGTTCTTCCAGAGTAAGAGAGCCTTGCTGACGTGGATGCCCTTGGACTGCAGAGTCTCTTGAGTTATCCCTGTGATTTTTGTAATTATGGCTGGAAGATCACGATCTATATAGAGATAAAAAGAGTTCTCGTGTAAGAGTTGATCTTGGTCGTCGTGAACTGTGTAGGCCATTTGGATTGGCTCATCTTCATAGATATCTAATCCGGTCGTTTCGATGTCCATTGTTACGTAATTCATAATTTAGTCCTCCCCGAGTTCGAGATCGTCAAGATCGTTTAAGGCTTCGAAAAACCCAGCTCTCATATCAGCATTTTCGTCCGTCTCGGGTTCGTCCATCTCAGGTCCGTTCTCAATCGGATTTTGCATAAGAGCTCTTAACCATAAAGCTGATTTCTTATTCATTTTCAGGGATACTTCGACATGTGTTTTTATCATAGCTTCCATTGTTCCACCTCCTTAATCTATCTTTTTCCATATTTTTGTTAAGACATCCGTAACTTCTTTAAGCGCGATTATTAAATCTCTGATCTCATCCTTTAGCTCAGGCTTTGGCTTTTTCATCATTCCACCTCCTCATCAGGAACCAACAGCCCAGTAAGTCTTTGCAGACCTTTGGCATAGGCTGTTTTATCCTGCTCAATTGACACAGATCGTCGACCCAACAGTGTTGCGGCCATAGCAGTAACGAAGCTACCTGCACATGGGTCAAGAACAATTTCATTCGGCTGAGACGAGATTTTTATAAACTGACGGATTAGCTCAATAGGTTTTTCCTGGGTATGGATTCGTTCAGTGTTCAGTGGTCGATTAAACTCGAAGACGTTTGATGATACCTCGTTCAGCTTTTTCTTCTCGCCTTTGCTGCAAAAAAGAAGTGTCTCGTATCGGGGCATAAATTTATGATCAAAGTCTGTGAATCCGCCACCTTCCTTTACCCAGATTAGGGGGACGATCTCAACGTGGAAGGACCATGTTCGCTTTTTCTGGATCTTCGCGACTCGTTGCTCGAGGATATCCAATTGTGGCGTGAGCTCTGGCATGAATCTTTTCCAGACTTGGATGCGTAAAGGCATCTCGGAGAAATTAGTCAAGAAGTCATGGTAGAGTTCCTTGAACTGGATGCCGATGAACATGTACATATGGGCATCGGGTTTCATGACACGATGGATCTCAGGCAGAAGGTCGAAAGCTGTGTTGATTGCTGTATCAGCCGAGTCATCGTCATAGGAAATCTTTTCTCCTTTAGGGCCACGACTCGATGCAATAATGTGTGCATCAATCCCCCAAGGCGGATCAAAGATGGTAAGATCAACAGTTTCGTTCTCAAGTACTTTTGGCATTTCCTTGATTGCATCGCCACAAATAAGAAGATACGGTTGGTCTTTCGATGTTGCGCTTTCCCCATCTTCTGCGTCCAGTCTCGCAAGCTCAGTTAGAAGTGCGAGCTCTTCGAGGCGATCAACAGCCTTTAAAGCCTGCCTTCGACTCCCGATCTTACGCAATTCAGGAACCTCTTCTAAAGCACGAGTAAGCCGCATGTCCTGTGACAATGTTGCTGGTGAGATGTTGAGAGATTCGGCAGTATCGGCCATCTTGCGTCCCGTTGATTCATGGCCACGTACAGCCTTTCCGTGAATTTCTTGCTCAAGGATAAGAATTTCTGCACGTAGCTCAGCTTGCTCATCCCAGGTTAAGTTTTTATGGATGTTTTCTTCAAGCTCGATTAGTTTCTTCTCGAGTGGGGATAGGTCCTCCTCGTATTTTACTTCGATTTCTTCGAGGCCAAGGGCGATATGACACTGGAGGCGACGGAATCCTGCTACAAGTTCGAGATCACTTTTTGAAACAATGATTGGATGGAACAGACCTCGAAGTCTGATGCTTTCTTTCAGCTGCTCAAAATCGTCTCCAATTTCTTGCCTGGCTCGTTTTGTGATTATGATTTTAGAGATTTGAATGTTTGGCATAAGGCCTCCTTACAATTTTAGCGCGTTAAAGTTACGAAGATTAAACGACTCTATGAATAATGTTAAGTCCATAGAGTCGTTTATGCTACACAGCGTAGTAAGCAGTGATGTTGTTGCGATCCTGTCCGTTGTACTCGCGGACTTCGTTATCAACTAACAGCTGCTTGCCGAAAGTATCTTCGAATTCAAAGCCTTCGTCATCAAAAGGAACGTCGATTACTTCCATCAAATTCTTCAAGTTCCAAAGAGCCTGAGGAAGAAAACTGGATGTCCAGGAAATGAGCTTGTCCTCGTACTCCTCGGGGTCGATGATCTTTGCGACCCAACGGACATATGCTCCGCCCTCATTGGACTTTGCAACTTTTGACATCTCGGTGAGCTCGATAAGGTACTGGCCATCGGGATAGACCTCGAAACCAGATTCAACTTCGGTAAGATTTACATTTATACGGGGCATAACTTACTCCTTTGTTAGATGTTAAAAGTGAATAGATACTCAGCGATAGTCTCTGTTTGATCTTCTATCACCTCCTTTATAAATAGATCCTTTTCTATCATATCTGTTGTCGTATATATCGTTGTCCCGAATGTGGCCTCTGCGATTGTAGGATCTATCAAAAACATCAAATTGGCCATCTTCCTGCTTTATGATCATTTGGCGTTCATAATCATTGTCGAATATTTGGATATCTGACTCCTCGGCTAAAGCAGGTACAGAAAAAGTAAGGAATAGGACGGTAAAAATTATGCTTTTATACATATGCCACGTCTCCTTTCCTCTAAGAGTTGGATGTAAATATCTCCATGACAAGGTAGTGGTGTGCACCAGCAACCGAGGACTTCGCCTTCCAGTTGATCCAGGTTTCGGAGAATCCAAGATCTCCTCACTGGCTCGATTTCTGTATACGCAATGCCTTTTAGCCAGGAATCACACTTTTTAACCACCTCGTCACGAGATCCATCAACACCGATTACGAATGGATTTCCATAGTGTCGATGTCCATGTTTACGGCCGATGTAAATTGTGTATGAGTCACCAGTCCTTCGGTTGATTAACCGAGTTTTTAATTTGTCTGGGTCATGTAATGCATCAGCCATAAATACTCCTTTACTTTTATCCAGAATAACGGGTCGGCATATTTATTGTCTTTCTGTTAAAACCTTTAGCGCGTTATCGCAACATTCTTTACAGAATTTGCTGTTGTAGTCAAAATTACTCTCGTGTGGACAATCTTCTGGAGCTCTAAATCCACTACACAGCGTGGAATCTGACTCCAGTATCGTAGCCATCTTTATATCCATCACTTTTACTCTTCGCATATTCTGAAGCTTAGCCTTTGTCATAGCCATTATCATACTCCTTCCAATGAGTAGCCGAGTGACGCCGGAACAAACTCAGCCAGCTTTTTGGACGTCCTGGCGCAGTACTTTCGGCCTGATGTCCTAAACTGAAACTCGGTGGGTTTGCCTTTCATGTCCTTCCTGTTGAGGAAATAAACTTCGGAGAAATAGCCCGCAAGTTTTTCTCGCATTTGGCCATCAATCAACGGCCAAATCCCCTTCAACACCTCGACTTCGGTTAGGGGATCTTTTTCAATGAGTTGCTTTTCGTGTGCAGTACAGATGAAGTTTTTGCCATCAGGCATATACTTCGTTGCAACATCGAAAAGTTCTTCCAGGTTTGAGAGATAGGAGCCCCAAGATGGCCAATTAGAATCGACCTCTTTGACTGTACCTTTCGATAGATTTACTTTTCCAAAGACGCCCTGGCCCCGATGATAGATTAGCAAGCGTTTTAGGTGCTCGGATAACCGAGTCAATGAGTCAAGGACGAATGTGTTGAATTGGTCGAACTCGGAATCCAGATCGGTAATTCGACTCAATAGCTCGATGACCTCGACATAACCTCCAGGTTGTTTTTTGATTGGCTTGTTTGGATTCAATGCGCGATATGCAAGCGAGTCATCGACAAGGCGAGACTTCATGTGGTGAATTACAAGATCACCTTTTTGCACAAGGTTGCTGAGGTTCTCCATTTCATGCGCTTTGCCGTCGATGTCAATTAGAAAAATCGGTGGCTTAGCGGTGCATGATGCGGTAGTTTTTCCTGCTCCTGGTGGACCAATTAAAAGGTAGTTCATTTCGTCTCCTCATTCATTGACCTTACAACATCAGCCAATGCTGCTATAGCCGCTCCTTGATATCCACTATACTTAGCGACAGTTTTTCCATCAAAGACTTGCCCATCAAAAGCTTTTGCGTCCTCTTTCATGTCCTCTGCAATTGATATTAAAATTTCATCCCTGCTATCTTTTGTTAGCTTTAATATTGTCATCATTTCTCCTCCTTTGTCTCTTGCTGTGATATGCGTTTCACGTTCATCCAATGAATCCCAAGATTCGAATAAAACATTAAACCATTACCATCTTTTGCTACGCTTTCTACTTGTAAAGAATCTCCTTTTTGATGCCAAATTTCTCCATAACTATCTTTAATGTTACAGCCAATTTTGACCCAATCGCCTGGAAGAAAAGGATTATTCATGTCAATACCATTCATACGTCCAATGACATGCGTAAAAGCCTCTTTAAGCTTTATCTTAAAACTATCCATATCTTCTTTACCTGTAAGAATAACTACTTTCACTTTGTCTCCTCCCAGGGTAATGTCTTACAAACAAATCCAGCGGCAGACTTATGTCCACCACCACTATACAACGTGGCTATCTTACTTACGTCGACTTCATCTTTCTGTGCCCTGAGAGACACGCGATATTCTTCACTTCTATCCATATAGTATGCGGCTATGAAGTCGCATTCAGACAGATTGGCCTTTGGAAGGAAGTTGTAGAATACGCTATCCAGAACGCACGAGTTGATAAACAATACACTGTAGCCTTTCCAGAGTTTTTTATGCATTGTAAGGTTAGCAATCTTTCTCGTCGACTCTTTGATGTAGCTAAGTATTCGCTTGCCAGTAAAGATACTGTGCTCAAGATCCATATCGTCAAAAAGTTTCAGCCAAAGTCTACTGTAGACGGATAGATCCATGGAGTTAAGCCCACAGTGGAATGGCACTGTGTTTGGATTTTTGTGATTCCAAACATCGTATTCGCCAAGCATTTGTACTGATTTGGGTGGCGGGGCGGAGAAAAAATACTGCCAGGTTAGGACACATGCACCGACTCCCACCCTGCGTAGGCCGCGCATTTTTGCATATCCATCTTCTTCGGATTTCCGGATAGCTGAGTAATGGTGATCGATCCAAATGACTTTTATCTCGTCCCGTAAAAAACGATTCATTGTGTCTGATGGCAAACTTATATCCACCAAGACATGAAGCTCTTTTGGATTCAGCTGCTCGAATTTAAACTCATCACCATATTCATATCCTACCATTGTGCATCCTGGATATTTCATCCGTACAATAGCCCCAGAACATATGCCGTCAAGATCACTTCTGTGAAATAAACATTTCATTTCTCACTCCTATTCTCCTCTCTGCATTTCCCATAAGATGAATAAAATAAAGATTATCCAGCCAAAGATCGTTTGCCAAAAATCTCGGGGACTCATTAGGTGATACCAAGTGAGGGGATTATGATATCAAACGATCCTTTCGGAATCTTCTTGTTGGTTAGATGTTGATAAAACACAGTTGCGTTGTTACCCGCGATGGTGTCTCGGATGTCCCAGAGGTATTCTTTTTGCGCAGCATCCAACCCCGCACCAACGGAGAATGTATCACCGAGGCCCGACGATAGGGTCAACGATCCAATCCTACCCTTGGGCGTTCCATCGATGGATACTTCTTCATTCCAGCCGACGATCTGGTACGTGTCAGATTTCTTAGGCTTGAACTTCATCATGTAGATACTACGCTTCTCGACATAGAGGGCTTTGATATTTCGTACAACAATGCCCTCGTATTGCATTTCGATGAACTCGTCGTAGATCCGTTTGATGTCATCCAGGTTGTTTGCTATGCGCATCGGAACTAATTTGACGTGAAGTGGAAAATCGGATCCAAATCCTTGTAGAAAGTTTGCTCGCTCGGCTTGAGCCAGTTGGGATGACTTAAAGTCAAAGACGTGGAGCTCCATTTCTTTGTGTCGTGGATGCAAATTTACTGTCCGCGAGATGATTGAAAAAATAAGCTCGTGGCCGCCTTCGAGGTAGATGTCGTGATTGTAGAGTTCACCATCTAAGGGCAAACTCCTATATCGCGACTCCTCAAGCTCTTTGTTGATGTGAGGTACGGATTGGTAGATGTTTCCTTCCGATGTTATCAAGTCGCATTTTATATTGTACGGATCAATTTCGTCGACCTGGTTCCAGCAGCGATCTCCATCAAGTTTAGGTTGGACGATGTAAGGAGGAGACCATTTGGCTAACCTGGTCTCCTCGAACGGATATGCCAATTGAATTCCTTGGCGCTTGCTCATTCTCTTCTCCCTTTAGCTAACGATCACCTTTTTTGCCCCCAGTCTTTTTCCCAGTTCCTTTTCCGGGAGCCTGGCCTTTACCTCCGCCGTGGCCATCACGTTCGCCACCAGATTCTTTCGGCGGCCCTGTTTGATCTCTTTTAGGCATAATTTCACCCCCTTTCTTGGTTATCTTTTTGGAATGTTTGATTTATTTGTGCGTTGATGTGACGTAGTTTGCATCAATAACTCGATCAAGAATTTTTCCTGATGCTCTACGAAGGGGGAGATAATCACATCCGCCGTACTGTGAGCAGGTGCTATAATCAGCCTTAGGAAAGCTGTTCTGTGTTGTGGCTAATTTGATGTGATGAATCCAATCCAAGAGGTCCTGGCCCGCAGCTTCTATATCTTTTTGCATCTTGAGCACAGGCTCGCGTCGGAATCGGAACTCTTTTTTGTGAATGTAGATTGCGTTGATGATACCTCGTGGCATCTTGTTCTTTGTGAGGTCGAAAAGTCCAAGCTTTGAGGCGATGAAAAGATACCATTTCATTTGATACGAATTTCCCTTCTCAACGAAGAAGTAATCTCCAAGGCGGGACGCGGTTTTATCCTCGATAATTCCTATGCTACCCCCGTCGTTGATGACTCCGTCGATTCGTCCACGGAAGATGGTTCCGGGCTCAATCTCCTCCTCGAAAGATATTTCTGGCTGGATTATCTGTGCAGGCTCGTCGGGATAGTTTTTGACATATGCATCGAGAATTTCGAGTGCTCGCTCGACTGAGCGCATGGGATCGTCCTCTTTGGATATAGGCAAAACCTTACCTTCTTCGACCCAGTTTTTCATGAAGGCATCGGATGCGGCTTCAAAAGTTCCCACGTCGCGGAATCCTGCAAGCGCCTCCGCCATGCATCCACCAAGAACCAATGGTTTTGATTTTATCTTTGGCTTGATTTTTATAATATACTGCCAGCGATACATCCATGGACAGCGAATAAATGTGTTGATTTTACTGTGACTCCATTTTTCCATGCTCGACCTCCTTCAGAGAAAAAAAAATTACGCCTGAACTTCCTTCGGATCGGCTTCAAGTGTAGCAAGGAGTTCTTCAAGAATCTTGGCCGCAATCGCAGAGTCGATTCCTTTCAAGCTCGCTACGACTGGCTCTTTTGTGCTAATCCCCTTTTTCGGCATAGTATATCTCGTCTTGCGCTGTTGGCGGAGAGCCTTGAGGCGTTCTTCAAGCTCTTGTTTTGTTAATCCTTGATATTCTTTATCTGAAAACATTATATGTTTTATCCTCGCATTTTAATTAGATCGTTTTGAATCTGCAGCCTTAATGCAACCAGGCAGTATTTTTGCATCGTCATACCTTTCAAAGCTGCAGTCGACTTCCATGCTTTGTGTATATCATCTGGAGTTCGTAATACGAAATTCGTGTCCTCAGGTTTTTGTCCCATAAAAAGATCCTTAAAAACCGGCAGTCGGATGAGGATTGACTGCCGGTAAAAGCTGGAGATTAACGTGGAGTCTACGCTGCTGCGTACTTGGAGACCAGGGCTTCGATGGCCTTCTGCAGATCCGGATTGCTCTTGGCAAGGCGGTTCAACTGCGTAGTGGCCGATGTGGACTGGGTCTTCCCGGCACGATAGGTATTTGCGATGTCACTGGCATTCTGCCTGTTGGCCAGAGCAAGAACCTTTTCCTCTGTCATAGCGGCTACAAATTCTTTCAGGCTGTCGTACAGGGGGATCTTAACTACACCGATCACGACCTTGTCACTTCTAACTTCCTTTTCGATTGTTTTCATGTGCTTTTTCTCCTTGGATTAAAAGTTTTTGGTTGTGGTACAGGAACTTAAAAAAAAAAGAATATCTAGAAATGTGTCATCTTTACCTCCTTTCATCTTTGTAGTTTTAACACGCTAAAATTACCAAATTCACTATCTTTATAACATAAAATTTTGGCCGAGTCAAGCTGTTTCTTATGCGGGAATCCCTTGTGGATTCTTGCCTCCAGCTTCAGATCAATTACTCGGCACTTGTTTGTTCATCGAATCTACCAGCTCAGCGAGAAGCAGCTCATCAGTTAAAACTACGGTGCGTTTTGCATGAATTTTTATCTGTTTCGACTTGTCACTCGACTCGTATTTTAACGCATGTAGTGCTTCGAGGCCATCTCGCTGCCATCGCTTTAGCGTTGCTTTGGTCATAGATTATTCACCTCCTTCCTATGTTTATTTTAATTACCTAACTCCATCCAATAGCTTTTGATATTGTAGGCGTGAATCCTCCAAGCTCTTCAAATCTTTTATCAAATACTTTAAAGTATGGCTTTGTTGTATCAAAGTATGGATGACCCGATGGAGCATGTCTCCATAGAGATGCCATTTCGCTTTGGGTCATTTGGTTTATGTGTTTGATTGTTTCTGTTTCCTCATCGGTTAGAGTTATTTCTTTGATCATTTTTTCGTTCCTCCTTTCAAATAAGATCTCTTTGGCATATCCTTGATCTAATAGATCTCTTCGACCTGCCATGGTTTCTTGATATTTTGAAAATAGCAGCTTTTACTTCCCTGATTAATACTCGGTCCTCTCTTGCGGTCCATATCACACCTGCGTTAGCTGGTGAAAAATTAATACTATCTAAAAAATTAAAGTTCATGATATCTTCAGCCTCTTTTTCTTCACGATGGTAATCATCTCTTTCACGCATTCTCTCGTCAAAGACTTCACCAGCTACAATTTTAACGAGATGTGTAATTGAATTTGTTTCTTCTCTTTTCATCTGACTTCCTCCTTTTTAAAGTTTTGATCTCGCGCACAAATAATGCAGTATAGGCGTTTTAGATGCCGCCGTGGCCGTAGCTTTCCACTATTGCGATAAACAGAAAAGCCAAGACCACAGGTCGGGCATCGATACATTTCGGGAACGTAGCGTGATCTACTTTTTCGCCGCATTAAATTTCCTCAAAAACGAAGATTCGATTTGCTTTTGTGTTAAAAGATCCGACATACTGAGTATCGAGTGTGTTTGGGATAGTTTTGAATGCAGGGACCAGAATGAATGTTCTCCAAATCAGGACACCGTCGGTATCGTGGAGAATCCAAAGATAGGGAACTCCCTGTTTTGCTGAGACATCCAGAATAGTTGCTGCTCTGGGAATCTCAAGCTCGAATTTTGGTTCGCTGGGAATTGCGAATGGCTTGATGCTTTTGCAATCATGCACCCAAGTATACTGACTTATTGTCGTTTTCATTGTTTTTTCTCCTTTCTGTAGCCTTTCAGCTCTTGCTCAATGGTTAGTAACTTCCGCATTTTTCGCTCAATTGCCTGCTTTGTGAGGAAAGCCGCATCAGGCGTCGACTCGTATTTCTTTTCGAGGCGATTGATCTTTTTGGTAACACGTTTTAATGTGTATTTTTTCATATTGGATTCCACACTTTCCTCTTGGCCTGCTTTTTGTACGGATTTTCCACATTGAGATCCTTGTACAAACGATCTGTGTAGGCTTCGAGAGACTCGGCGTTAGCATCTGCCTCGGCATCTTCATCCCACCTATCCTCCAGCTGCTTGCGCTTTTTACTGTTTTTAGAGAACAACACCGTTATCACCTCCGATTTTTCCGCCTGGATTTTGTTGCCATTTTGTTTTTGAGCTTGCGGGCTTTGCGATACTTAGGTGAGGCGTTTTTAGCCATGCTTGGATTTTTCATACGTTCCTCCTTTCAGATCTGGGCGTCTCCTAGCTACGCCTTTGTAGGTGCTAAAGCCGTATGGCCAATACATAAGTGTTTTGTCGATACCTATATGGTTACTTAGATAAAGGATGGTTGCTTCTGCATCTGCATCGTCCATTACTTGTTTAAGTATCTCGACGTCGTGGCCTTGGTCCGCATAATCGTCGGGCACGAATATCCGTGTAATCATCCAGCCTTTGTGATACGGGATGAGTTCTGCAGATGCAATTTTCTGCGGGCCGAGGCCGATGCAATAAAAATTCTTCATTGTGACCTCATGAACTTTTCAAGAAGGTCTGTTGGGCTATTGTATTTCTTCTGCATATATTTGGTACGGAACACGAGACCATCTTGAAAGATTTCATAGATAACTGATTCAAGCGTCGGAGCAAAGTCCAAATCTATCGATGCGCATATTTCTTTCATGGTCTGTGCCCAACTTGCTGAAACGTCGACCATAAGAGGAACCTTCATCTGGTCTTTGTTGTTTGTGGAACAGATGTAGGAACCAAGGATCATGTCGGCAATAAGGTCCAATTTTTCTTTGTGTTCGGTGGCGTTCATTTTAATCACCTCTTTCGATTCTGTAATTATCCGCTCGGTTGTCGATAAATCTGATCAGTACTGAATATCGTGTTCGGTCCAGCTTCTTTGCGAGTTTCGTAATCATGAGTCTGAAAGCTCGATCAGGGGAGGACGCATGAGTGTAAAATTCGTGCGTTTCGCCAGACCAATTAAATATGCCTCGATAAAGATTCTTACCCGTACTGGTCATGGTTACGCTCCTCCTGTCCACGTGTATCCCATTTCGTTGGATATCTCCGCAAGACGCTTTAGTGAATGTTTAATTGTTCGAGTTCTCGTGTTGTAGCTCACCCGCCATTGATACTTTGGTAATATTGGTTTATGGATTCTTTCTGGGCGAATTAACGAAATTTTGTAGCCACAAATTGATATCATAACCTTTACCTCCGTAGTGAGTTATCCTGCGTTAAACGACGATAAGATTATTCCCGCTTCAGTTATGGTGGTTATTCCAATCTTCTCAACTATGACGTCATCCGATGTTGGAGCCCATTCAGAATAGCAGCCATCCTGATCATCTTCCCAGCCTTGGCCAGGATGAATTTGTCTGGCCTCGTTCCTCGACTCGGCAGCAACTACAGCTGCGGAGAAGGTATCATAGTTTCTGTTCACACTTTGGGATATTAGATACAGATTCATTTTATCACCTCCTTTTTAGATAGATTTTTGTTCCATTTGGCTTCGAATGCATCTGTATACAGTCTGCAGACTTGGCCATCTCGTTTGAACCAGAGTATGCCATCACTGTCGCTGAACGTGGAGAATCGGTCTCCGTGGAATTGCATAGCAGATTTAACTTTTGCACATACTACGTGTCCAGCGGGTGAGGACATCTCATTATACGTCCTAACAGTTAGGGCATATAATGAGTAGGTTGCTGCAACAGCAGCGAAGGTGGTAGCTGCTGTTGCAGTGAGATATTTGTGGCGCATTTAGATTAGCTCCATAACATAGTCTGGCTCAAGACCAAACCATTCTGCGCAGATATTATAAGGCGTTTCCCCATCAGCGAGGCGATAATTCAGGTCGTCTTGTGCCTCTTTGATTAAGCTATCTGCCTGTTCGGAAGTCATCTTGTCCCGTCTCATCAACACTTGTTTGATTGTCTCTGGCATTTGTCTACTCCTCCGTTTTGTTGAATGAAAAGTAAAATCGTGGACGATCCTGGAACATCAGGCTTCCACGTTTGCCTGATGACTTCTTAGTCACGATTACGAATGGAGCAGCAAATGCCTCCACCACATAGTCTGCGGATAATTCATTTGTATCCCATACCTGGCCGTGCTCGATTTCAAGAGCCTCTCGACTACCAGGTGCTGCATTAATTGCTGCTGTCATCCCCATTCGTACTGCTTCCATTGATTCTGTCGTCTCCATTTGTCCCTCCTATGTAATCTGTTTTTCCGAATTTTCTGCCCCTTTGCCCACTTTTATCGCTTGGAAATCTGCCGGAAATTGGCTCACGTCCGAGTCTCCACATTCGTCTTCGGAGGCTTTTAGCATCTCCATTTCCTGCCACGCATTGTCATATCCCGCGTCGTAGCCATCTTTCCAGCCGATGCGGTATCCGTCGTCCCGGTCGAGTTTACTTTTTTCTGATTCAAAAGACATTATTTAACTCCTCCCATCACTAAGCTTATCATACTGATTATCGTGATCAACATAGTGATATAAGCAAAACCTTTTACAAGTCCTGCTCCCGCGTTTGCGTCTTTCCTTGTTAGGATGGAAAGCATCCTTGTGAGTATGTATGCACCGATCATTACTCCAATATCTGGTATCATTTGTCTCCTTTACATTAGCTTAGCTTCTGCTGATAACCCAAAAGACTGCATTCTCCTGGCGTTCATATCGGACCAGATACTTCCGTCGACGCCTGCTATTTGCGGAATTTCAATCGAGTCATTCTTGACTCTAACAACTCCGGCGTATCGAAGCTGCTCCAAAAGTAAACAATCCAATTCTTTGGTCTTTTTGACTACTACCATCCATTTTGATTTTTGCATAATTGAGCCTCCTTATTGTCGCAATTTTACCGCGTTAAAGTTACGAAGTTTGTGCCAGATCACTTTGATTTATAAGCCCCTGTTTCAACAACAGTTGAATAATCTGCTCTGCTGATTCTTTCGTCATCTTACCTGGTTTGAGTAATTTTTTCTTCTCTTTTTTGCTGGATGCACTTGAGGCCAGAATTGTGATTGGTGTGTGCTGCAGTTCCGCTTCGTAGAGATACCTGCGTAGATTCTTCAGTCGTGAATCCATCTCGTCAATAGCTCGTTTTTGAATCTTTCGTCTGGATGCACACTTTTTAACCTGGGCGCGAAGTATCTTAGCGTCTCCCTTGGCATATATGTGGGTAGTTTTTGGTATGGTCGACGTTCGCATTGCTTCGACTATCTTCTTGCGCTCGGGTGATACAACTTCGGTTACTGACATGCTCATCACCTTCCTTTCAATTTTTGTTCCTGTTCCTTCATCTCAGCAATCTGTTGGCAGCAACAGGAATACACATATGCAATTCCTACGCCTACTCCGTCCTTTCGTACTTTTATAGGCTCGAGTGGCCTCCCACAATTGCTACATCTAACAAATTTATATTCCATTTATTGCCTTCCTCCTTTCATCTTGCTCCAAGTTTCCATTATTTCCCGAGATCCCCAGCAATTCGCTGGAACTTCGTTATAAAAATATCCCACAAACGCTGCCATGTTCTCAAAGTTTTCATCGTCCACACGCCTAAATGCCTCTTTAAGATTGTTACAAATAACTGCCTGCAAAAAGTCTCCTGGAATGACCCCGTGATCCACATAGTTATGGATTCCGGACATCATTCTTTCTGGGATATACTTGCCTCTGACCTTGTACATTTCGTCTACCTCCTTCTTGGTTTGGTGGATTTCTTTGGACGATAAATCGTCTCCCCCTTACTGTTGCTGCGGTTAGTGTTTAATTTTCCAGCAGTCATAGCAGAGTTTAAATTTTGGGTGTTCTTCCGCTATGCGTTTCTTCAAGCGTTTTCCACACCTTGTACAAATTTTATCTGAAAATTCTGTATTTGGGTATGATTTTTTCATCTTGTTCTTTCTCCAAAGTTGGTACCGTGCGTGAATGCCTCGATAACGAGCTGATACACTTGTCGGCTACTTTGTACATTATTTCTATAAAGGCTGACGTGGCTAAATCCATGCGTACGCCCGGGCTTCAAATATCGGTATCTTCTCGCTCCGTCTGTTCCTCTAACTCGCCTCACCCTTAGCTGGTTCGAGACCTCGTAGGTTTTTTCAAACCATCTAATCGGCCTCCAGGTTTCTGGATCTTGCTGAAACTCTGCTCCAAAAATTCCCGCGAGTAACTTCTTTTCTGCTGATTGTTCCATCCTATTCACCTCCTTCTTTTAGTGGTTCCTTGGTAATCTCATAAACACCGAGTCCTAAGTGATTAGCCTTGAGTTTACGAATATTGCCCTCGCATATTATCTTATCGTCATTTTGAAGCAATAGAGCTCTCCACTGCTTCGCGGTGATTCTTTGTGCATACCATTCATCCGTCCAGTGTCCGTTATCCAGCAGTTCGTTTTTGTCGATTCTTTCTTCCATCCTATTCACCTCCTTTCTTTGTGGATTTTGTTTCTGGATTGACGACGGATAATCTGTCCGGGATATCTTTCCCGACGGATAGGCCGTATCCGAGTTATTCATCTAAGTGCATCTTCTTCTATCGCAACTATTAAAGAATGAATTATTTCCAGGTCAATCGGGTCAGATTTAATTCCGTCGTCCAATTTAAAAACAGCCTTGGCTACATTATCATCATCTACAATACTGGAACACTTTAAAACATACGAAAGTGTGGTACTTAAATCACGAACAAGGTTTATTAAATCTTCTCGGTCCACAGTGTTCTTCTTTTCCATCTTCGTCTCCTTTCTTTTGGGTTTATCTTGGACGACGGTAGGACTGTTTCCAGTTCCTCGTTCCGTCGCCGCTCTTGTTTTCTTTAATCTCATTCTACCCTTATCTTACCACGACCGAAAGCGGTTGTCAAGCTTTTTCTTTAAACTATTTTTCTTAGTTATTTCAGTCACTTACGCGGTCTATCCTTGATCCCTGTGGCATTTGGGATGGGATCGGTAGCAGGAACCCAGCTTGTTTGCTGCAGGTCCTTGCCTGCAAAGGTGGGACGTGGAAAACTGGCCCACCTTTTCAAGTTTTTTCCTCAACGATTCCGGTGGGTTAGCCGTACCTTGGACCTTGGACGGTTAGCCACGTGCGTGACGTTGTTTTTCTTAGTGGGGTTATGCTGGGGCTTTAGCCCTTGGGCTTTAGCCCTCCCCGTAACTTTAGCGCGGTAAAGTTACGACCATGCGGCTGTGCTGTGGGGATGTACATGTCTGTAATATAGTAGTATTATATATATATTTTTTATAGACATACAACTGAGGGCTCATGCACACACAGGATATTGGGCGCAAAAAAAAAACGGCGCACACCTGGCTAACCGTCCAAGGTCCAAGGTTTGGGTAACCTCTTGATTTTGTTGGGTTTTTCTTGCCAAAAAGCGGGCCGGTTTTCTGTGTCCCACCTTTGACATCCACGGTTGATGTGGAAATCGGGCGAAACGGCGTAAGTGGTTGATTTTGTTCAGTTTTCCGGTTTTGGGAAATTGCGCAGGATCAGGCCAAGGTTTACAGCTTTTTGGGGATTAGGCGACGTAACCCACCGGAATTGTTGGGTATTTTTTTATGCAAGACGTGTGCCAAAAAAGCGTGGCCCGGAGGGGCCGTAAGCGCGACGTGGTGGCGTGGCGGGGCGTCGGCGCACAATTAGTCACGTTTGGCGTTGGGAAGGCGTGGTGACGGCACTCGTGGCCCGTAGCGGCGTAGTCACCCTCCCGACGCGGTGTTTTCGGGCGCGCCCAGGGGCCGTTTTGTAACGTTAACGCGCTAAAACTACAGTCATCACGACAGAACATCACGACAGATCGTCCACGTCGGGACCCAGGGGCCGTAATCAGGCTCTTTGGCTACCGACAGATGATCTTTCCACTCCCGC